GTTGAGCCTTGCCCTGCAACTCCCGTGTTAGCTTGATCGGCTAAAGACTTGGCGGCTGCGGCGGCATCGGCAGCCGCCTTAATTGCTGCGGATAACTGCGATTGTGCAGCCGCCACGGCGGCGGCGTTCGCAGCAATTTGAGCGTTTGTCGTAGCAAGATTATCAGCAGCGGTCTTTGCTGTCAATGCGTCTGCTGCCGCCTGAGCTGCCGCTTGAGCTTGGGCAGCTGTCAGTGTCGCAGATGCATAAGCCCCGAGTGCCGTTTGAACCCCTCCAACTGCACTCGAAACAGAGAGCACAGCGCTATTAACCCCATACGTGGCATTGACCTGTTGGACAGCAACATTATAAGTCGCATCAAGGGTTCTTGTATCAATCGAATACGTGTCCTTCAGTACCTGTAGCTGCTGTTCGATTGTAGACAACTGCTTTTGCGCCGTCGTCATTTGATTATCCGTGACCGAGCTCAGAGCCTGCACCTGCCCAACCGTCCTATAAAAGTCGCGGGCATACTCAGTTTGCGTCGCGAAATAACTCTGCGAAGGCTGGTTCAGGGCAGACAGTACCGCAGAAAGTTTCGTTTCATCAACCGCAATCCCTGAACGTGCTCCGGTCAGCATCGACGACAGATCAGCCTGTGCCGTTTGCCGAGATACTAATGTTGATCCATTTACACTAAACCCTAACAGAGCAGAATGGAGCGTACTGCTAATTGAGGACAGCGCACTTATTAATGAATTCTGAGACGTAACCTGAGCATTAATCGCAGCAACCTGTGCATCATAAAGATCAGTTAACGACTGTTTTTGAGTATCAATTGAACTTTTCAAGGCATCCAGAGAATCCGTTACAGCCGTTTTCGCGTTATTCATCGCTGTTGCGGCGGTTGAGGCCTGTGCCTGCAATGCTGTAACATTTTCCTGCATCGCCGAAGATGCCAACTGATTCAGGTAATCGCTCTGTGTTTTAAGCGCAGCATCAAGGTTGGTTTGCGCAGTTTCTAAATTATTTGTCACCGCAGTCAAATCAGTAGTTGTTCCCGTTACCGTCTGTTGTGCTGTAGTAAGCAAGCCCGTTGCCTGAAAAGTGCTATACAAGGAATTAACCAAAGGAGTAATGGCACTTGTAACAGAATTTATCTGATTAGCCATGGAACTATAATCTGCCGGCGTCAAAGCTGTACCAGAAATCAACTTCGTCGTAATGGCCGAAAGTGCCGACTCCATCATTGGCATGATGAAGGAATTAACCAGGTTACTTATCGCCATATTCTGTATGCTGGTGACAATAGCGTCCTTGATCTTGCTCGCAGCAGCTGTTCCCGCATCGGCAAACCCGGAATATGACGAGAAGGATTCAGATATTACACTACCAACAGAATTTGCACTGATGCCAGTAACGGCGACAATAAGATCGTCCATCTTTGCTTTCGCAATCTCTGCCATCTGCGACACGCTCAAACCAACACCGCCAGTACTCTCTATCATAGACGCGGTCAAAGCATCCCACTTATAATTGATCTGTGATAATGTTGTGACGAAAGAGGTGCTCGAAAATCCTTTAACAGCAGTATCTATTGCCTGCAGGCTTTGCAAGTACGCGACCAGATTTTTCCCTTTAACCCCGCTCCAGTCATTATCAAACAGGCTTGTTTGTGATCCCCCCGTTAACGCTGAGGGCAACCCAATCGCCGAAACACCTGCTGATGTTGTGCGCAACTCTTTTAATCGAGCGTCCGTATAACCCGCTGCAGCCATTATCTTCATCGCGACAGCGCTCCCTGCAACTGCCATTTGTTCAATTGACTGACGAGATGAAGCATTTGTATTGTCGAGCTGCGTCGTATCTCTTCCGCCACCTCCAAACAGAGAGCTTGCTAATCCAACAACAGCGCCGATACCAGCACCTATTGGGCCGCCAACCATAAACCCCGTTGCCGCCATCGATGCTGTCGATGAAATAACATTTCCCGCTTGACCGCCGACCATCTGGCCGACGCCATTGGCTACAGCCGCGTAACCCAATGCTTGCTGGTTTGCGTTGGCTTTGTTCGCGTCAACTAATGCTTGCCCTGTTAATCCTGTTGTGTCTTTCAAGTTTGTCGTGGCCGTCAACCCTTGCCCTATCTTTGTAATCGCTGATCCAACAGTCCCTCCAAGAGTAGTCCCGATCACCGAAAGTGTCGAGGATAATTTCAGGAAAGTCTTATTCGTGTTATCGCCGGCGTTTTGCAGTAGCTTGAACTGCTTTTCGAGTTCACTTGTAGTGCTTGATGATAAACCCGCAGCTGCTCCATAAAGTGATAATGTTTCGGTGTACTGTTGTAGGGCAGCCTTTTGAGCGTTACGCGACCTCGTCTCTTCTTCATGTGAGGTTTTAAGCCTTTTTTCCGCCTCAATCAGTTCGTTGGAATAATCTTTACCCAAGGAGAGGTAATGATTGTACTCCATCTGAGCAACATTTACACCAAGAAGAGCATCTTCAATCGACAACGTATCATCCTTGTACGTGCCGAGTATTTTTTCTGATTTTATGCTTAATTCGTGACCTTCTTTAAGTACTCTGTTATACTCAGCACTTTTGGACTTCAGCAGCTCATCAGCAGCAGCCACATCCTTTTTTGCGTTTACCATGTGCTCCGCTTTCTTTGCGTAGTCCGCGTCACTTGTTGCGCTTTCGATGGATGCCGCAGTATATGCTTTCCGGGCGTTTACGGCTATTTCTTCCGCTTGTGCAACGCTTACGGTCACTTCCTCTCTTTTAGTCATATATGCATTGTACTCATTTATCTGAGTGGCGAATGCGTTCCAGCCGGGGAAGGATATAGTTTGGGTCGATATCGATGTTTTGTTTAGTTTCTCTAAGTCCTTGGCGGTCTTGAGGGCTATCTCACTTCTCTTGTCTTCAATATTTAGGTTTGCCTGATTTACAGCGTATAGTTTTTTCGCTTCTTCCGTTGTCATTTTGTAGTAGGTTGTCGTCAACCGGATATCTTCTGCCTGAGATAGTGTTTTTTTCCCATTCTTGATTTGCTCGGCCATTGCTGATTCGAAGGTAGAGCGTTCAAGTTTTGCTTCATAAAGAGCATCATAAGCTGGTTTCGTATTTGCCGATCCTCCTTCCATACCGGCAAGACTATAAATAGCTGATTTCCACCACGAAGGGGTAGCATCCTTTACAGCTTTATCCCTTGATAAAGTGCCTTCGAGATAAGCCTTTTTGTCTATAAGCTCCTGTAATTCGAGGTTGAGCTTAGCAAGCCCTTCAGCACCATGGATCTTTATTTGCAAATCAAAATCTTTGTACTTCTGGATACCATCCAGCTGTTGGTCAAGATTCGCAACCGCAACACCTTGCAACCCAAGTGCATTCGTTACTTTCTCCCCGTACATATCCCATGCGACCCATAGAGCCGTAATAGCAGACACGGCAATGCCGACACCAGCCGGACTAAAAAGCCCCTGAGTAAGCAACTTACCCATTGATGTACCTGTGGCATCCGCCTCTTCCTTCAACCGTCCCATCGATCCCGGCAGCTGCTGCAAGTTGTTCGCGATACCCTGCATACCATACGGCATGTCCTGTATGACTCGGCTTAAGTCAATCATTGCGCCATTGAGCGCACGAGTATTCGTTGTTGCCGCCGGTGAAATAATGTGGTCTGAAGAGTTTTTGAGCTGGGAAATCTGTGATTGCAGCTCTTGAGATTTCACCTTCAAGGCATCAAACGCCTCAGTCCCTGTCCTTAAATTCCGGAACTGTGCATGTACTTCAGAAAGCTGAGTACCAAGTGAGGCCAAGGCACTCTCCGTGGATGCCGCACCCGAGACAATAGTCTTGAATCCATCTCCAACTGCAGAAGTAGCTGACGCCTTACTGTTCAGGGAGGACACTGCTGCAGTTACACGGTCAATGGCTGATTCTGCCACTTGACCCATACCCACAAGTTCTTTATCGACCGCCTGAATGCCAGAGAGATCGGCACCCTCCGTGTCAATAACGACTTTTAGTTTAATGTCCTCAGATGGTACAGCCATATTAATCCCCGTCTACTTCTGCTTTTTCCAACTCTTGTTTGATCGGATAATACTCCTGCCAGTGGCGGAACTCATCCATACTCATCACCACTCTCCATTCCGCCACCGTTCGACCACCTAACTGATCTGCCAGCCAGTACCAGAAAAAAAGGTCTGGCTGGGTTCTTAGTTTTTTTCAGCGGCTTCCGGTTTAATCACTTCCATCATCGCTTTAGCAATTCTGCCAGTGGTTTCGATAAACCCTTTTTTCTGCAGCTGCTCGAAATCATCATCCTTAAACAAACGGACACCATTACTATCCAATGCCTTACTGATAACGATCTGTGCATTATTAGCCGGTCCAGTTGCCCCTGTAGGGATCAAGTTCTGCACAGCATCATACTCTTCTCCGGTAAGTGGCTTGAAGAACAACACCTCATTACCCCATTCCTCAACAGTTATCGTGCGTAAAGGTAATCCATCATAAATGCCCGCAATTTTTTCAATCAGTCTCATCAGTGTTTTTTTGTTAATCGTTAATAAAAGTCAATCAAACCAGAAGATCCCTTAAGGGAATACTCCCATCGTAAACGCACCCGAAAACTTCAGGACGATGTCCTTGACTACCAGCGTCTTTTTGTCATACGACTCTTTACCGGCATTCTCAACATACGCGGTCCCTGTAATCTTTGGCGACCCGGCAGTTGTCCCTTCTGGGGCCAACGTAACCTGCAAGCTTGTTTTGGCTGCATGTGCTGTAGCTATAGCTGCCTGACCATTAGTATCACCGGACTTTTTTTCTACGGTCAAGTTTATTACGGCATTTGCCTTATCCGTAGGGTAGAGCGTTGGAGGATCTTCATCGATCAGGTCGCTTGCAACCATCGATACAGCACCCTCATCCCAATCAATTTTACGGACGCCCTGAACATAGTTCGGCGTTGCACCAAGCCCGAGTTTTGCGTTTTTTCCAAGCACTGACATTCTTTAGTTCTCCTTATCTGGTTTTGTGGTTATCAATTTCACTGGAACATCTTTTGCTGATACCGGCAGTGTCCAACCGATTGTCAACAATCTGTCAACATGAGCAGGGTAATCCCAGACATCTTCCTGCACACCCGCCGGGTTTACCAGTTTCACCATCTTGTCTTTGACTTCTTCTGCCATCTCCGTCTCCATTATATTATTTCCATCAGCACGCCGTTTCAGCGTCGCCGTCCTGGGTTTGATATTCGACTCGATACACCACATCCAGCCTTGTATGCTTAACCGCTGTCGTGGTTACATATTGCCGGTCATCACTGACAAACACCAGGTTAAAGGCAAGGCTATCAAAGAACCGGCCTTCGGCATTATCAGCATACAAAGCCGCCTCAATTTCCGCCAAGGCGCTGCCGGTCACCACATGATCATCACCCTCGACAACGACTCCAAGCAGCAGTTTAACCGCTTTTGAGGTTCCATCAAGCGTGCCGCCAATACTCCCTTCAGCACCAAGCGCAATACAGAGGCCCGGCATCGTCTTTGGAGTTAACGGGTGCAACCGCGACCGGAAAACATTACCCCCCGTCGTATCAAGACCGGTCAAAATCGATACCGCCCGATCAAGAATCTGTGTTTGAACATGATCCATCAGGCCACCTTTTCAATTTGAGTTTTCACACTCACAAGGATCCCGTAAGTCCAAGACCCTTTTCGCTCCTCCACATAATCATCCTGTATAAGCTCAATACCATCGACACACCCCTCAGGGTTATACCCGATCAACCGCAATCCAGCGAGATCAAGCAGCTCGTAAATGCCCGCCCCGGTATCTCTTGCCTGCAAGGAATCAGAAAACACAAGCACTTCATACACCATAGTGCGATCCTGCACGGTAATCCCACAGACCTCTCGTTTCGCGGAATACTTCGATCCGGTATACCTGACAACAATAGCCCCACTCGTTGCCAACGTAATCAATACCTGCTCTGATGGGTTCCGGGGATAAGACTCAATTCGTACCGGCACCTCCACAGTAGAGTTATCTGGTTTTCGCATTATTTTAACCAACCGGGGAACATCCGTGATTTCAGCACCAAGCCGGGCTTTAATGGACTCCTCGATATCGGTTATGAAGCTTGACATAGCACTGTTTTATATTAACTCAACGTGTAAAACCTCTCAACCTTTTTTATCACCGCCATAAACGGGATCTCATCGCCGTAGTTTTCCATCTGGCCAATCAATACGTCACTTCCCGTAAACACCACTTTATGAACGCCATCAATTTCTATTTGCAGTGTCAGACATTTTCCGCTTTTGTTGTTACCAAACTTGCTTTCAGTAATTCGAGACCCTATTACAGTAACTTCACGATTAATCAGATCATCAAGTTTGATTTTATCTCCATCAAGCACAGATGGGGCATCCGCAAACTCTGCAAATCGTTTCACCGTCTCGCAAGAGCTCCATCTACTGATGTGTAGCATGCTTGCCGGAATGCGTTGTAATCATTCCATTCAGCCGATGTCCTGGATAAAGCCAATTTCCCCAGCTGCGAAGCATAACCGTACCGCGCAGTGATCAATGCATCAATCAACCCTGATCGATCGAGATCCTGAACCTCAACAAAATCGTACTGCCAGATTTCCGGAGTATCTTTTGTCGCCGCGATCTCCGTGATATTGTAGCGGAACTGCCATTTGCCTTCACACTGCACAAACTCTTCAGGAGCTACTGCACTATACCCAACCATACATTCTCCTTAAATTGTAGGTGTCTGCCCATATAAACCACCCGTTATATGCCGCAAGACTTTTGAGTTCAGAGGTTTTAACCTTCTCTTTAAATCTCTGCACAATAGATTTTCTGACCAGTGTAAACCCATGGAAAAACCGGTACCCGAGGAAATCAATCCCTCTTGCATCCACCGGAAACACTTGCCAGTTTTTCTTTATATCAAGCTTCAACCGCTCTGAGAGATACCTGTTGATATCAATCCGTAACCGATGCACTTCCTCTTTCTCACCTGCAAGCAAAACAAGATCATCGCAGTACCTGAAATAATACCGAACCCTCAACGTCTCCTTAATCCAATGGTCAAAATCCGAGAGATAGAGGTTTGCAAAATACTGGCTCGAATAATTTCCGATCGGCACACCCGGAGCACTGTTAATAATGAGATCGAGCAACCAAAGCACATCAGGATCCTTGATTTTCCTCCGAAGCAATGATTTAAGCACACTATGATCAATTGACCGATAAAACTTCCTGACATCCAGTTTTAAACAATACTTTGTCTCATCAACTGAGGTTAATGCTCTCCGGAGTCGCTTAACGCCATCATGGACACCTCGACCAGGCAACGATGAATAGGTATCCCGAATAAATCCCCGTGTCCATATCGGCTCAAGAATATTCACGATGCAATGATGAATGATTCTATCAGGGAAGTATGGTAGTTTCCATATCTCACGTTCTTTCAATCCATCGGTTCTCATCATTACGACGTAAGGAGAATTGATAAAGGATTTCTCGATCAGCATTTTCCGAATCATCAGGTAATACTTTTCAGTGTCCCCATCTACCATCATCACCTCTGTATAATGCGCCTTGCCTTTTCGTGCTCGACGATGAGCCAACTCAATATTTTCCAAAGAACAGATACTCTCCCATAACCCTCCGAACCGCTTCATTTTTGGCCCTTAAGCTTTCGTTTTATCTACCAGCATAACTGTGAGCCATCTTCCTTTTTTGCCAAGAGGCAAGGACACCAGGAACAAGAACAATTCTGAAGCAGAGGCGCCTGCCGATATTCGTATTCGTATCCGATGCCGTGTTATTCGCATTCCAATAGAACGGACCCGCATTCGTTCCGTTATTCGAATTACCGCCTACCAGCAACACCTGCAGGCACACTACAATCCCTTTTATCCCAAAGAACAAAACCGCATCGCACAACGAGCTGCTACGCAGCTTTTTTGAAGCAGAGGCGCCCGCCGATACTCGCATTCGCATCCGATGCCGCGTTATTCGCACTCCAATAGAACGGACCCGCATACGCTCCGTTATTCGAAGAACCGCCCACCAGCAACACCCGCAGGCCAGTGGCTTGGTTGTAATAATCCCTCATCTTCGTCGATGAGCTACCAGTCACGTCTGATGGCAAGACAATGCCAAGCCCGGAGAATGGTTTACCACCATAACCATCAGTGGCCGGGAGCGTTATGCTAACACCAAGTGCATCTTGTAGTCTTGTCCATCCTGTGATAGTGGTATAATCAAAAGGAGGCGTTGATTTGTAGTACAAGGCACGCTCTGAAATCAAAGCAGGAACCCGTTCCCACACATTTCCCCATGCATTCTCTTGCAAAAGACACAAAGAGAAGTCTGTAGCATAACCAGCTGTTGTGCCATTTTGCACAGCACCGTTAAACCCTGCAACAGAGTCACTTAACCCACATTTCCCGATATATGATCCATTCGTCCATGTCCCTCCGGAGAGATTGATACGTCCCTGGCCAACAATCGCAGGGATATCGTAACTGGCAAACTGCACCAGTCCCAAAATCTTGCACCAATCGCGTAAAAGAAATCCGTCAGACATCCACCCTGTTCCTCTTGCCTGTGCAAGAGTGTCAAATCCACTGGCAGTCAGCCCTGTATATCCCCACGTTCCGGTGCGGTCAGTCACGGGATAAACATCACTTACTCCGTCAACAGGGCTCTTCGACACACTCCACAACTTAGAGCTATACAGAGAGGCTTCATACGCTCCCGCATACACGGCACTGTATCCAGTAAACACAGGGTGAAGGGAAAACCCAGGCAGGAGAAGATGCGAGATCAACATATAGTACCAAGAGCCAATCACTCCATATTTGCAGTAACCCGGAAGATACTCGACCATAATCTGCCCATCAGCACCACCCAAAGGCACTGCGGTTCCATCTGTATATTTCGTCTTATCAAGAAAGGATACCTCCTTGACAACCACCCCTGCGTCAGTTAGTGTCACTCTCCTCAGCATTGAGAAGATCGGTGAAATCCAGGCACCCAAAAATGATCCAACTGAAAATCCCTGTGCACAGCCCAATCGTATCCATGTATCAGTTGCGGTATTGTAAGCTACACCGACATACTGACTCGCTTCGATTGCAGAAAGCCTGCTATCAATGGATGCAACGGTTAACATGAGTTGTCTGTCAGGCCAAGGCATATCAAAAAACGTTTAAGGTGGCTGAGACTACCGCCGCTGATCCAGCTGGAGTAGTTACATAAATCCATATTTTAGCAAATGGGCCAATAGCCGGCCAGTAGCACTTTCTTCCGCTTCCATCGTGAGTAAGGAGAACGCCTCCGCCATCAACCGGAGCCCCAGAGTCTGCTCCTGCGCTTGCCTTATAGCTGATCACAACAGCGGCTGTTGAATCAACCTCCAATCCGAAATCTCCAGATGCTCCAAGACTTGCAAGATCAACCAGCACTCCTTGCGATACAGCACCAGCACCCAGGGAGATCGCTGTAAACAATTTTTGCGTTACCATTCTATTTTGTCCTGGTTAAATTCGAGCTTACTACCGGTGTCGCAGGATCAAGCACAGCAGACTGCCCGTTCAAAAACTTTTCCGAGACAATCCAGAACGGCGGGTCAATCCTTGCTTTTTTTACCTTGACAGCTTTCGCCGTATCATCGTAATACTCGACATTCGTACTGATCTGCTCAATACCACGCAACATCACGTCCGTACCTGCAAACGTCAGCTCAGCACTTTTCACAGACGGCAGGAGACTACATCCTCCCAACATCAGTAACATCAAGCCAGAACCTATTATTTTTTGTGGTATGCTTCCCATAGCTTTGACTGTTTAATCTTTTCAACCACCCGCTCTTGCTCTTCGGGAGTGGCAACTGATTCCGCTGTTGTTGTTGCTGTAAACTCAGGAGTTTTTGCCGCCTCCTTAATGACTTCAACCGCAGTATCCTTGGCCACCATACCCAACCAGCTGGTGAGGCGGGATAAGACCCCGCCCACCATAGCTAAAATTGCCGGCCACACCCTCAGCCGGGGATATGGAATGATGAGCGAACTTTCGCGAGGATTGGCTCAACAATCGCATCATCAATCGGGGTTTCCGTACTATCCACAAGTGCCTGAAGCTTGTCGATCACCGCATCAGCAGCGGCATCAACCTTTTCATCAGGTACATACGTCAACATTGTCTTGATTGCCGTCTCAAGAAAAGAGGCTACAGTTGTTTCAATTGGATTTGACATTCGAGTTCTCCGTTTATCGTGTTATGAGTTAATCGACCAGTTCGAAATGAACCAGATCGTCAAAAGTGTTATCCTTCACGTCAGTGTCTTCATCCCAATCACCACCCCACCGGACATGAATACCCCTTACTTTTGCTATGCCAAGCACCAACCCGGCAAACAGCGTCATCCTTTCCCGATCCTTCCAGTCTACCGGTTGATCAGGCCTGTTAAAAGGAGCAACATCAGCCGCCTTGCTCGGTGAAGGATTATGCTTGCTTTTCGGGAAAGGAGTTTTTGAGTTTCCCGCAGCCACAGCAGCATCCTGTTCCTCCTTTGTGCGGTGGCCACACAAAACAACACAGTCAAAATGTGTGACTACCTCATTAAAAAGCGCCTGTAACCTGGCATCACAAGTAGCCAGTCGCTGCATTGATATCTTGCTAAATGTCGGCATATCGGTAAAGTCTGTTATCAGTTCCGGGTACAACCCCGTTAAATCGCGTTAAATGATACTTTAGCAGGCAAAAACGCCCACCCTTCCGTACTTCGCAACCCAAAGCCTGAAAGTAACCCGTTACAAGCCGTTTCTGTGTGTTTTCATATCCTGCTGATATCATCATCCAAAAGCTCTCCCATAAACCCTTGCGGGAACCGCTTTATTGTCTCCGTCACTCGCGGCCCCTGTGCTTCAGCTACAGTGTCATCACCGGATTCAATCCGAAATGTATTGGAGGTTATTCCTTTCAGCTTTTCAAGCTGCCGTTTATACAACTGGGTAATTGAATCAGGAACCTCCTCAGCTGCCCGACGGAAATACAAATGGCACTTCATCAGCTGAGCGGCGAGTTCTTCAATCTCCGCAGGAACCGGGCTGAACGGCAGGGAATAAAGGCCCCTGCAATACAGGTGGATATCCGAAACCGCCGCAACATTGCAAGCTGTAAGGTTTACTGTTGCTGCAGTATCAAGTGATCCAACCCCGTAATCGTCACAGCAATCAATAATCTTCTGCAGGGGCATAACCCCCTGCAGATAGGTCAAGTCAACGTACAGCATCAACCCAGCCTTACACCTGGTAAACAGGCAAGAGCACGACCATTGAACGCCTCACCACTGTCAGCTTGCAGCTCAATCGTTTGCTCATAGAAGTTTCCGACAAGCTTCATGTCGTAAACCTTGAGTCCGCTGCGAGTTGTCATCAAACTCCAATAAGCAGCCTCCTCAGAACGGAGTGCGTAGATCGTTGTCGAGTCAGTCGATGTTCCCTTTGTTTCCGTTAAGGGAAGATTATCTGTTCCGTCATACTTAAACCCTGCAGGGATAATTGGCACCCCATTAAAGTGATCGATCTGGCGACCAAACTCATCCGTTGTGGTACTGACATTATCACGGGCAACCGTCGAAAGCCTGCTCCAGACTTTGGAGTTAAACACCAAAGCAGATGCTCCGCCATCAATAGCAGCTATCAGGTCATTCAAGGCCTCAATAAACTGCTGATGGCTTTTCTTCGCTGTGTTATCTGTACCGGCAACAATCTGCAGTCCGTTATCGCCAAGGTTGGTCAATGTCTGTGTAGCATTAAGACCTGCAATAGCTTTTTTCATCCCGTCAAACTGCAACGCAGAAACCGT